AGTGCCTTGACCAAAAGCTGTATTGCTACTTCCTGTCGTATTAGCTTTTAGCGAGTATCTGCCAAATGCGGAATTATGATTAGCTGTAGTATTTGAAGATAAAGCTGAATAACCAACTGCTGTATTATAGCCACCTTCTGTGGTAGCTGTTAAAGCATCATCTCCAACCCCAACATTGTAGTCACCTGTCGTAATACTATCTACTGCATTAGCACCAAGTCCAATATTACTAGTAGCTGAAGTTGTAGCATCACTCAGTCCGTTAATTGAAGTAGCACCACTTGTTATTCCAGTAAGACTAGAGCCATCTCCGTCTGTTGTTAGTAGTGTGCCTGTTGCATCAGGTAGTGTAACTGTTCTGTCTGTACTCGTATTAGGAGCAGTTACCGTTAGTATTCCTGTGCCTGATGCGTGTCCTTGTATTTTAACTTTTGCCATTATGCTACCACCCAAGTTGAACCAGTAGGTACTGTGACTGATACCCCTGAATTGATTGTAATTGGTCCTGCTGTTATTGCATTATTGCCACTTGTAATGCTGTAGTTACTACTGATTGTGTGTGCGTGTTCGTATAAACCGTTAGTTGTGGTATTACCACCTGCTGCTACTGACCAAGACAAAACGCCTGAACCGTTTGTTGTTAATACTTCATTAGCATTACCATCATCATTAGGAAATGTTAATGTGTAAGAAGCACCTGCTGAATGCGGTGGCGATTTAAGTTTAATACCGTGTGAGTTTTCCGAACAGTTTAATTGTATGTAACCGTCTGTAACTCCAGATGTTCCTTTAGCTTCTAATGAAGGTACACTACCTGTTGATATTAGATTTAACTTATCTACTGTAACTGCATCATTAGCAATAGTAAGTGCAGTTGCACCTGTTACATCTCCTGTGTGAGTAGCATTAGTAACTTTAGCTGTGTTAGCTGTAACAGCTGATTCTAAATCACTTATGTTTGGAATTGCAACTGTGCCTGTAAATGTAGGATTAGCTATAGGTGCTTTTGTTGCAATAGCAGATGTATTAGTATCTAACTGTGCACCATCTGCTGATATATCTCTACCATCTACAGTTTGTGAACCTGCCATGGTAATGTTACCTGTCATTTCTCCACCTGCTTTTGGTAAAGCTGCGTTAGCTGTGGTTGTTGTACTGGTTAATACTGCATCTCTAGCAGATATATCTACACCATCAACAGTTTCTGAGCCACTCATAACTATGTTACCAGTCATAGTACCACCTGCTAATGGTAATTTAGTAGCGTCTGTTACACCTGTTCTTACTGCAGTAATAGTGGCTTTCTTAGAAGTACCACCATCATTAATTAATATTTCCTCGCTTCCTCCGAGTGTACCTTTTGCTGCTAAGGCTGATACTTTAGTTGTTGACATATTTACTCCGTTACAATATAGTTAGGATTAGAACTACTAGATGACTCAGTTATAAGAAGTAATCCTGTAGATTCTGTTTCTATTTCTGTTTCAGGAGTAGGACCTACTGGTGTACCGTCCCAACCTCTCCTTCTAAATAAATAAACAGGTACAAACTTCTTTTGTTTTCTAGTTAACCTATAAGCCATTATGCTAATCTATCCAATAGTTTTTCACGTCCAATATTTCTGCGTTGTTCTATATCTGCCAATGTATCTGTAAATTGTTCTACTAATGGAGCATAAGAAACATCAACCGGTACAACTTTCTTTCTTTTAGGAAGCCTTCCTGTATATGCTTCTGGCTCTTTAAAACTTGTTTTTGCTTTTGTATGGCTATCTTTAGGTGTAGCCATAAGTCCTGTAGGGTCAGGAAGTGCTGACATCTCAGGTAAATCTTTTGTTTCTTTATGTGCTTTTAATTCTGCACCTGATTCTACTGTAGGTTTAGAATAACTTTTATCTTTTACTTGGTCTAGGTTATCTTCCTTTCCTAGCATTTGGTCCAGTATATCGTGTATCTCGCTAGTTTCTTCCTCAAAAGAATTCTTTTCACTGTTAAACTGTAGACCATTCTCTTCTAAAAAAGCAGCTAGTTCTTCCGGAGAACCTGTAGGATTTTCAACTTTAAACACCTGTTCAAGAATGTCATTATAAAGTTTTGCAATCTTTTGCTTTATCTTTTCTAGCTCTAAGTCTAAAGCACTATCGTCAAATAAATCAGCTATATTCATAGTTCTCCTAATTAGCTAAATATAACCCCCTCATATAGAAGGGGTTACGGTTTAACTAACTATTATCTGTCAGTTACAAAAGCGAAACCTGAGGCGTCACGCATCTCACCAACACCATAGATAGTGTCAGCAGTATACAAGTCACCTAGGTACTCTTGCATGTAAGATGACTGTGAACGTACTCCTAGTTGCTCAACTAGAGCCATTGCGTCTTTATGTAGAACTAGACCAATGTCGTGTACTGTGTTATCAGCAGACTTAGTAGTACCCATAGCGTTAGTAACAAACACATCAACACCGTAGATTTGTCCAACCTTACCAGTCTTGATTGCATTACCATCACCAATGAACGCTTGCTCAGTATAACGCTGAATGCCTAACATGTCAGTGTACTGACGTGGAGTTAGAACAATTGCACGTCCATCTTGAGGTACGTCAGCTAGGTCTAGCTTCTCAATCATTGCACGAATTGCAGCGTCACCACCAGTTGCTAGTGAAACAGCGTTACCTGCGTTAGAAGAAGCTGTACGAGTCCAGTCAGCAAGTACACCAGCATTATCAAATACTTGTGCCTTGTTCCAACCTGAATCGCCTGCTGTTCCGTTACCACCGTTTAGCTTTGCTGCTGTGTTAAACAAGTCTAGGTCGACCTGTGTACTTAGAGCATAGCCAGCATCTTCTGTGTAGAATCTACGTAGAGAGCTCAATGCCTGAACCTCTGCCATATCTTCAATTAGCACTGAGTATTCATAGTGCTTATCAATGCTTAGTGCTGTATTTCCATGAGTATCGCCTTGAATCTTAACTAGCGAGTTCTCTCCCTTTGAAGTTGCTGAACCACGTACCGGTGTTGGGATGTTGATTGTGTCACCCTTCTTACCTTTGTGGTTGATGCGAGTTACCAAATTAGCTAATACTAAGTTCTTTTGATAACTGGCAATAACTTCGTCACTCCACAACTCTGGTATAAAAGTTGCAGCTGTAGTGACTGTTTGGTTATTAGTACCAATTACACCTGTTGCCATTTTATATATCTCCTATATATCTTATTATTTTACCCTCCCCTCTGCGTAAGCTTCGTAGATTTCATCTTCTAAACTCTGATAACGCTTTGGGTCAGTCTGTTTTAAACGTATTAAATCAGCACGCCTGTAAATCTTTTTACCAGCTGTTGACTCACCGGAAGCTCTTGATACTCCTTCACCTGCTTTCATTGCAGTATCTCTTTTAGTCTTTTTGCTTTCATTTACTTCTTGCGTCTTAGAAATCATTTGTCTTTCTTTCCAAGTCGTAAGCAGTTCATTGGCTGCATCAAAGTCATAAGAGTCTGCTTCTTTATACAAGCGTTGTCTTATCTTACTTCCATTTACCCACTCCTGAAATCCTCCGTCACTAATGACATCTTGGAAATCTGGATGTGCTTTTTCGAGTTGTTGGGCAGTTAAAGCAGCTTGTTGCTGTTTCGACTGTTCCGAAAACTCTCTGAATCGTGGATGATTATCTATAATTTGCCTAACTGCTTGTTCAGGATTTTCATAAAAATCTACTTCTTCAGTTTTGGTAGTCTGTTGGCTTTGTGTACTTATCTGGGATTGCAAATAAGAATCAGTTAGTTTTCTTAGTTCACCAATCTCTTGCCCTTTACGACCTAGTTCTTTCTCTAGGTTCTCGTAGGCTTCAGCTATTTCTGCTGAGGACTTACCTTGAAATTTCTTAGGAAGCTCAGGCTCTTCTACTTCTGGCTCTTGAGTTACTTCCTCGTTAACTTCCTCCTCTACAGCTAATGCTTCTAAAGATTCGTTTACTTGCTCTTGTACTGTTTCTTCTTGGACCTCAGGGTCTACAATTTTACTACTCATGCTTCTTACCTCCGTCTTTTAAGATTATGGGGGTTATAAAAAATGTTAGAGCTGGTACTAATCCAGTTGTTCTAACGCTAGTTTGGTAGCTTCCTCTAAATTAATAAACATGTTTAGGAAAGATACCTGACCTCTACGCATATGCAGGGTCTTTTCATCTTCAATGTCATAAATTTTTTCAAGAGATTCTGCTAGTTTTGTGTACTCATCTACAAGTTCACGCCAGCCATCTTGTTGAAATAAATTAAGACGTTGTTCTAATACTTCTTTATCTGTCATCCGTTCATAGCCTTAGCTAAGTTAAGGACAGTTTCTGAGTTTAGATGTTCTACCTCAGGTACATTACGTGCAGTTTCTGACTGTATACCTTTTATCTTAACCATCTTCTCAGCTAGTTCTAATTGTTTCTTAGCAAGAGCTTCATTAGATGTCTTATCACCTGCATCTACTTGTAGCTTCTGTGCTTCTGCATACATCTTATTAATTTCTGCTTTAAGTTCTTCTAACTCAAGCATAGACTTCTGCATTTCTATTTGTTTAATTTGTTGTTCCTCAGGGTTAGGTTGCATCATTTGATTAATTGCTGCTACTAACTGTGTTCTGTTAGACAATGATGAGTTTTCAAATATACTCATTAGTATAACAAAGAATGCAGGAGAACCTTGTGGCGTCATAGATAACAACTGTACCATCTGTGTTGTTTCTAATTCCTTAGCCATAATACCTAGACTACTATAAGGTTTAAACTTAAAGTCTACTGCTGGATATCTTTCGTTATCAAACTGTATACGTCTGTTTAAAGCTTTATTAATCATAGGAATTAAGAATGAATCTTGGAAATTCATTAGTGTTCTCTTCTGACGTTTGATAGATGCTGCTTGGAGCATTGACATACCACTAGCAGTTCCATTGCGAGGATTGGAAAAGTTACTGTTAGCAGTGTCCATAGCACCAGTACCCATCTGAACCATTCGTTCTAGCTCTGCTGCTTCGGTAAATGTTGATTGGGATAGACTACCGAAATTTAGTGGCATTAGAACAGACTTAGGGTCGCCATTAGTGAGGATTGTCTTACCGGGACGGACATCAAATTTCGTTCCACGTGGTAGACGAGTGGCGTCTAAACCCATCATTGGGTGTGTCGTGAGTGCTAGGGCGTCAATACGAGCTCTCAGTTCAGCATCTAAAGCTTTCTGTGGATTATATCCCTTTTCAGCTACACCCCTACCCCAGAACTTCGAGGGAACCCTGTCATTTTGATAGGCAACAAACGGTCTATCATTTAACATGTAAGGATTTTCTGCTGCTCTTAGTACACAATCGTCATTAGCAATTGTAACAACTGCTTCAACTAACTCATCATCATTGTAGTCAAATTGTTCTACAGAACTTGAGTTGCCACTAAGAAATCTTTTAGGAACTAATCCCCAATATTCTACAATCTTTACTTTGTCATCTTCATCAGACTCATTAAACTCTTCATCAAAGCCAAAGTCTGCTTTGTCATAACTACCTAATGGCATATCATTGTATATACCATCTTTCATACCCTTAGTAATCATATATCTAGGTTTAATTACTATGTGGGCGACACCTAATGCTTCATCTATTGTTGTAGCTGTAGGGTCAATAACAAATTCTTTTGGTGAAACTGATTCTACTTTAACACAAGTATAAGGAACTTGCTCTGTTTCTGTCATAGTAGCCATAGTACCCGGAATAGGTACCTCAGTTGCTACCATTTCCATTTTATCTTGTACTAAAATCTTACCGATACCTGTGCCATAAATAGCACCATTTAGCAAACACTCTGCAATAGCGTCTTTTACTCCGTCTTTTGTTAAATCTTCATGGAGTAAGTTACGTATGTACTCTGCGTCTTGTTTGTTTTGGTCAAGAATGTCATCTTCTAGGTCAAACCAACGGTTTCCTCCAAAGATTGCTTCCTCTAATTCTGCTACTGTGGCTTCAATTGCCTGTGATGTGGCTGGAGAAATTAATTTACTCTTCTCTGACTGCCTTGTTTTGTCGTCATTTGCCCAAATACCACGCCATAGTCTGTAGTATTCGTCCCATTTAGACATATAGTTAGTATTTCTGTGGTCCTCCCACTGGTCAACTCTGTCTAATACCCATTCTCTTAACTGACTATGTGGACTATCTAGGTAATCTTTCTCTTCCATAAATTAATATCCTGCTATTGCGTCCATTGGTTCCCAATCTTCTAACTCTATACTGCCTGCGTAGTCTGCTACGCTAACTTGGTCTATATATGCAAGGCTATCCAGCAAATCATCATGGCTAAGAGGGGAAGGAAAGTCCATCATTTGGGAAATAAAGTGGTCATTCCAACTAGCCTTTCTAAATTTTATCTTGCCATGTTCTAGTCGTCCTTGCAACGACCATGTAATTCTGTCTATCTTTCTTTTACCACCATGAGTAACATCTGTTATGTTAACCCATCTACCGTGTGTTCTCATCTCATCTTCGAGATAAGGCATTATTGCATTCTTTAATGCTCCTGCTTCAATCCCGACAGTAGTTGCTTGACTTTCAATTGCAGCCTGTAGTATTTTAAAAGCAGTTTCTTTAATACCCCATCTACCATGATATATATCCTTTACTAACCATTCGTCATTTACAATCTTTACAACTGATATTGCTGTTTCGTCTAACTTACTAGACTTTAAACCTCGGTCTTTACTAGACTGTTCAAACCCTGCTGGGTCTACTGCTACTACGTAATGACCTATTGTACCTTCCGCAAAGTCTGCTTCATTATCGACATACTTAATCCACTCTTCCTTAAATATTCCTCCTGTGAAGGACTCAAAGGTGGCTTCAAATTCTTGCCTGAAGGCTTGAGTAGACATTGTGCTTTTTGCAGCAGCAATTTCTTTGGGGTCCAATAATGGATTGTCCGTAGAATTAAATTGAAATGCTTCCCAGTCATCATCCTGCTGTGCTTCTATGTATAACTTATAAAAATGATTTTTACCTGCAGGAGTACCAATGAACATAGCACCACCTTTAACATCTGCAAGTGTTGGTCTTAAAATCATTTCCCACACTTCAGGTTTCATACTGGCATATTCATCAAGTACTACGTACTCTAATCCCACGCCCCTCAAAGTATCTGGTCTATCTGAGCCTTTAAGGTATATCTTTCTGTCGTTGACTAAAGTTAACACTGCTGTGTTTTCGTGAGCAGCTTTTATAACATCCTGCCCTAGTTCCTTTAGCATACCCCACATAATATCTTTTGACTGTTGGAATGTGGGACCAACGTAAAACACGTCTTTGCTTTTGCTTTGTAGTGCTTTGATTAATAAAACCCAAGCAGCTAACCTTGACTTACCAAATCTTCTACCTGCTGAAACAACTTTAAAACGAGCAGAAGATTTAAATATCTCCATCTGAGCATCATGAAGAGAAACCTTAATATCTGCCATTACTCGTCTATGGCGTCTATTACTTCACCTTCAAAGGTAGCTTGTTCCTCTGCTTCCTGCTTTTCTATAGCCTTTACGGATTCAACAATAATATTTATTCCTAAATCCTGGTGTTCATGTTTTATTTCAACAGCTTTGTGTGCTGGAACAATTCTAT